CGGCGACGAGGCCGACCTGTGACGCTCACGGCCCGCCAGATCGAGGCGCAGCGCGTGATGGCCGGGCCCGCGTCGCACGTGCTGGCCTACGGTGGATCGCGCTCCGGGAAAACACGCCTCATCGTGCGAGCGCTCGTGATCCGCGCGCTCAAGGCGCCGCGCTCGAGACACGCGATCCTGCGGTTCCGGTTCAATCACGTCAAGGCGTCTATCGGCCAGGACACGCTGCCGGCCGTGATGGCGCAGGAGTTTCCCGACGTTGCGCTGCGGTTGAACCGCGAGGACTGGATCGGCTACCTACCGAACGGCTCTGAGCTGTGGCTCGGCGGGCTGGACGACAAGGACCGCACCGAGAAGATCCTCGGCCTCGAATTCGCGAGCGTGTTTCTGAACGAGGTTTCGCAGATCCCGTGGGGGTCGCGCGAGATGGCGGTGACGCGCCTCGCGCAGCGCGTGATCGAGGAGGTCGACGGCCAGAAGCGCCAGCAGCGCCTGCGGATGTACTACGACTGCAACCCGCCGAGCAAGGCGCATTGGTCCTACCGGCTCTTCATCGAGAAGCGAGACCCCGAAACGAAGCGCGCGTTGCCGAACCCCGAGGACTACGCCGCGGTGCAGATCAACCCCGGCGACAACTCGGAGAACCTGCCGCGCGAATACCTCGCGTCGCTGGCGAGCCTCACGGCGCGCGCGCAGCGGCGCTTCCTCCTGGGCGAGTTCGGCGACGCGACGCCGGGCGCCCTGTTCGCCGAGGACGACATCGACAAGTGGCGCGTGACCGACGGGCGCGTGCCGGACATGGTTCGCGTCGTGGTCGCGGTCGACCCGTCTGGCAGCGGCGACGAGGACAACGCGGATAACGATGCGATCGGCATCGTGGTCGCGGGGCTCGGGACCGACGGCAACGGCTACCTGCTGGAGGACGCGACGGTGAAGGCCGGGCCGGCGACGTGGGGGCGGGTTGCGACCGACGCATGGGAGCGGCACGAGGGCGACTGCGTGGTCGGCGAGGTCAACTACGGCGGCGAGATGGTGCGCCACGTGATCCAGACGGCGCGCCCGAAGACGCCGTTTCGCAAGGTCACGGCGACGCGCGGAAAGGCCGTGCGCGCCGAGCCGCTATCTGCCCTCGTCGAGCAAGGAAAGATCCGCCACGTCGGCATGTACCCCGACCTCGAGGAGGAGCTCGCGGGGTTCACCACGACCGGATATCGCGGCGACGGGTCGCCGAACCGCGCCGATGCGTGGGTGTGGGCGTTCACCGAGCTATTCGGCGGGATGGTGAAGCCGCGCGACGACGACAAGCCGCGCGTGTCGCGGCACCGCGCGCCTGTTGGCGCCGGCTCGTGGATGGGGGCGTGATGGCCGAGCGCGACAGCACGATGGCGCCGGACGCGAGCGTGAAGGGCGACGCGCTGCACAAGCGCGCGATCGAGCGGTACAAGACGCTCCTCGACTACTGGTCGGAGAATCGCCGCCTCGCGCTGGAGGACATCAAGTTTCGCGCGGGCGAGCAATGGCCGGAGCAGATCAAGCGGGCGCGCGAGGCGAAGCAGCGGCCGGTGCTCACGTTCCACAAGCAGGAGGCGACGATCCGCCAGGTGGTGAACGATGGCAGGCAGAACAGGCCATCGGTCAAGTATCGCCCGGTCGACAGCGGCAGCGACAAGCGCGTGGCCGACGCGTACCAGGGCATCGTGCGGCACATCCTCGCATCGTCCAATGCGGACGAGGCGTTCGACAACGCGCTCGATCACGCCGCCGGAAACGGATTCGGCTACTTCCGCGTCCTGACCGAGTGGGCGCACGACGATGCGTTCGAGCAGGACATCCGCGTCGCGCGCATCCGCAATCCGCTGGCGGTGCTGCTCGCGCCGCACCAGGCAGCGGACGGCGCCGATTGCGAAGACGGGTTTGTCGTCGACGAGATGAGCCGCGAGGAGTTCGCCGCGACGTGGCCGAAGGCAAAATTCCTAGACTGGAACCTGGACGAGCGCCAGTACGCCGCCGACTGGCTGACGAAGACGACGGTTCGCGTCGCGGAGTATTTCTACCGCGTGCACGAGGAGATGAAGCTCGTGCAACTAGAGGACGGGCAGGTGCTCGGTGAGGGCGAGTACGCGGAGCTCGCCGGGCGGGGCATGGCGAACCTGCCGGCGGTCAAGAATCGACGCACCGCGAAGCGCGCGACCGTGCGCTGGTGTCGCCTCTCCGGCGCGGAGGTGCTGGAAGAGCGCGAGTGGCCGAGCCGCTACATCCCGATCATCCCGGTCTACGGGACGGAAATGGATGTCGACGGCAAAGTGATCTACTCCGGCATGGTGCGGCCCGCGATGGACGCGCTGCGCCTCTACAACTACGAGCGCACGGCCTACTGCGAGCGCGTGGCGCTTGCGCCGAAAGCGCCGTGGGTCGCTGCCGAGGGGCAGACCGAGGGGCATCCCGAGTGGGGCACCGCGAACACGGAGAATCACGCGGTCCTCACCTACACGCCGCAGGACGTGAACGGGACGGCTCTCCCGCCGCCGCAGCGCGTGCAGGCGTCCGACGTGCCGACGGGGCTCCTGCATGGGATGCAGGTCACGGAGCACGACATCCAGGCGGCCTTCGGCATCTTCGCAGCCGGGCTCGGCGATCGTTCGAACGAAAAGAGCGGCAAGGCGATCCTCGCGCGTCAACGCGAGGGCGACGTGTCGACGTTCCACTACCACGACAACCTGAACCGCGCCGTGCGCCACCTCGGCCGCATCCTGCTCGACCTGATCCCGAGGATCTACGACACGCGCCGCGTGGTGCGCTTGCTCGGCGAGGACGGCACGGACGAGCTGGCGATCGTGAACCCGCGGAGCCCGCTTCCGGTCGGCGTGATGGGCGGGCTGCCGATGTTCAACCTGTCGCACGGCCGCTACGACGTGGACGTGAGCGCGGGCCCGAGCTACACGACGAAGCGCCAGGAGAGCGCCGAGGCGATGCTCGCGATGACCGAGCGCAACCCGCAGATGTGGCAGTCGCACGGCGACCTGATCGTGCAGTCGCAGGACTGGCCGCTCGCGGAGGAGTTCGCGAAGCGCACGAAGGCGCTCATGCCGCCCGAGGTCAAGGCCGCGATCGCGAGGGCTGAGGAGGAGGGCGACGACGAGGACGATTCGCGCCTGCGTCAGGTGATGGAGCAGGCGGACCGCGCCATCGAGGAACGCGAGAGTGCGCTACAGCAGGCGGCGGAGAAGATCCGCGAACTGGAAAAGGCCTCCGCCGACAAGGCTGCCGAGGCCGCCGCGAAGCTCGAGGAGGCGCGCGTGAAGCGCTACGAGGCGGAGACGGAGCGCCTCAAGGTCGTGTTCCCGGTCCTCGATCCGGCGACGCAGGAGGCGATCCGCGCCGCGACCGCGCAGCAGGTGATGACGCCGGCAGACCTCGACGCCGAGGCGCCGCCCATGAACCCCGACGCTCTCGCGCCGCCCGACATGGGCGGGATGCCGGCGCCGATGCAATAGGAGAATCGCCATGCAACTCGAAAATCTCGTCGTGCCGCTGAACGATGCAGGATTCGCGGCGCAGACCGCCGCCTACACCGGGACGGCCGGCACGTGCACCGGCTGGAAGCCGGGGCCGAGGGCGGTATGGGTCGTGTGCACGACGGCGGCCTACGTCCGTGTCGGCGAGAGCGTGACGGCGACGACGGCGGACCTGTACTGCCCGGCGAACACGGCGGTACGAGTCGCGGTGCCGGACGGGACGGGCTCGACGTGGACCGTCTCTGCGATTCAGGTCGCGGCCGGCGGAAGCGTGTACGCGAAGCCGCTGCAGCACTAGCGAATTATAAAAATTGCCGCTCGAAATGTGAAAAAAAGCGCGTAGCACCGACCCGCCGGATGCGGGACTCCACCAGGAGATGTACGCGCGATGAGCGATGCGGCACCGGAAGCGGCAGTAACCGATCAAGCTGGCGCGGCAGCCCCTACCGCGACTCCTGCACCAGGCGCCTCGGCGGCGCCCGACGCGCAGCCCGCAGAAGGCGGGGAACCGAAGCCGGATGCAGCGCCTGAGAGGACGTTCACGCAGTCCGAACTGGACCGCATCGTCGACAGGGCGCGACGCAAGGAATCGAGACGCGCGGAGGCGATGGCCTACGAGCGGGCGCGGCGCGAGGCGGCGGAGGAAAGGCTCCGCGAGCTCGAGCAGGGCGGCCCGGATCGCGGCAGACCCGCTGCGCGGGCGTCAGGGGAAGAGCCGAGGCAAGAGGACTTCAAGGACTGGGAATCCTACAACCGCGCGGTGATCCGGTGGGAACTGGAACAGACGCGGCGCCAGGAGGCCGAGTCCGCGCAGCACAGGCGGAGCATCCAGGAGCAGGCCGAGTTCGAACGCTCGGTGCAGGAGGCGATGGCCGGAGGGGTGGAGAAGTACGACGACTTCGAGGCGCGCATCAGCGCACGAGGCGTCGTGTTCACCCCCGCGATGGTCGACGCGCTCCTCATCACCGACGC